GTCGCCTTGTGGCTAAAAAAACGGCCACCTTTAGCGCTGTTACACGATTTGCACATTGATTGTAAATTATCTGGGCTCCACATATCGCCACCCTTAACACGTGGAATGATGTGATCTACTGTGTGCGCTGGCTTGCCACATGATGCACACTGCCAACCATCACGATCTAATATGGTAATGCGTAGTTTCTTCCACTTACCGCTGCCTATTGCTTTGTTACTCAATGCCATCCTTTAAGTTTGTAATGTTCTAATGCTTTACACATAGAACCATATCTATTGTTATTGTATTTGATACCCCACTCTACTTGCTTATATCCATCAACAGTAGCCAACCACTTAGATTTACCTTGTGGTATGCCATAGTGTGAACCATTACGTGCATTAGGATTCCACCTGGATTCTCTAAAGTATAAGTAATCTAAACAGTAAAACTCTTCTAAGTTATTAAGCTGTATAAATGCCCATTGTCTGTAATGATTTGTTTTGTCATTAGCAACGGAATTAGTCTTTACAAAGCAAAGATTGACTATGACTAGAGTGATCCCAACTAGCCAGCACCTTGCGAGCTTTCCCTTGCGGGCTCGCCTTGTGGCTTTGTGAGCCACTGCTACACTAGAGCCTACAGTATGCATACAAACTCCTTTACGCTTAATCGATTAAATCGTCTCATTATTTGGACAGTGATTTACCTCACACAATAACTCTAAAGCGTAATAAGCTTGTTGTGGCACAACACCATTACCAAGCATTTTAAGTTGTTGCGCTCGTGATAACGGCAAATCAGTTACCCATCCAAGAGGCAAGCCCATCATGTATTCTACAAATTGTGCGTTTAATTTCCCTTCTTGATCCAACGCATCAGGCGAGGTTTGCATATGCATTTCACGTCGTGGAGTAAATCTGCGCCCCAATTTCTGCAACGACCCGTCGTGTGACTTATATTGGTTGTTGGTGTTGCTAGCATCCTCACAGCTACACCTGTACTCGCACCAGGCTTCCCCAGTGTTTTCCCTTCTTTGTAATCCTGCACTCTCTGTTGATATTTCTCCAATGCTTCGTCGTGATTTCTTACATGCATAACTGTTGGGGTAGGCAACAATGAATAATCTTGCTCTTTGGTGTGGCGCTCCGACATCACTTGCTCGTACAATATTCCATTTTGCATCATACCCGTTGGCGGACAACCCTTTGAGAACTTCTGCCAATCCGAGGCTGAGGTGCCCTCTAACATTTTCCATGACCACAAATCTAGGTCTAAGAACGCTAATCGCTTTAAGTATGAAGGGCCAGATATGTCTTTCGTCATTTTCACCTTTTCTTTGTCCAGCGTGGCTGAAAGGTTGACAAGGATAGCCAGCTGTAAGAATATCTATTGGTTGAACAATATCCCAGTCTATTTGTTTAATATCGCCTAAATTAGGTTTATTAAATCTTTTAGTAATAAGTTGGCTGGCATACTTGTCGATTTCAGCACACCACACCATATCGGCATCGAAGAATGCTTCTACAGCCATATCCAAACCACCATAGCCAGTACACAATGAGCCTATTTTCACTTCTGACCACCCCAACCACCACCCTTAAAGATAAGCCCAGGTGCGCTATATAGCCTGCTCATTTGTAAATTACATTTAGGGCAAGACATAGGCCCAACCTCATCATCATAAGATTTATGTACTGATCCATAAGTGCCGCATTCATTACAGCTGTATTCATACGTAGGCATTACTTACTCCTTATCAACTGACAAGTGTGGCAGTCCACGGCTTTAAACATCCATCCACCACACTTATCGCATCTACATATATCAGAGTCTGGTATATGCAAAGCTTCAGCTATATTCTTAACGCCCACGCATCCACAATCCATACATTGATACGCCTTAAATCCTTCGGGCATATCCAATTGATCGAGCCATAGAAACTCGGTCTTGCGTTTACAGCCATTACATTTAAATTGTGGGTGCATCATGGTAATATCCTTATTGCCTACAGTGGCACTGAGTACAAACTAAGAAATTACCAGAATGTATCAGCCTGTCATCATTACAAGCTACACAAACATCGGTAGAAGGCAAGAACTTTACCTGGTCGTTCTCTATGCGCTCCAGGTAAGGTCCGCCTCTAAGAATCTCTACATATCCCATTTACTCACCCCCCTCGCTATCGCTAGGGAAAAAGAATGATCCAGCAGCTGTAAGTTTTGCCCAACGTGCTTCGCATTGGTCAGGCTTTGCAGCACTGCACACGTAGCCGTGATAATTTTTTCCAGTCTTTGCCACGCCTTCTTTAAGAATCATCATGCCATGTTTACATTCTTGCGGTTTTGGATCAACAGGTATTGCTTCTATTGCATCACCAACACTCCATACAGTTGGCTTGTCTTCTGCGAATGATTGACGTAACACATCTTCTACAGCTCTGGCTTTAGATCCTGGTGGTGAGTAATTGGTTTGAGTTTTTACAACCCTAGCCATCTCTTCTCTACTTGGTCCATTCTTTTCAGTACCGATATTAGCTGCTTTAAAAGCAGTCCCTCGGCACGAAGTCTCACAATTTTCAAGCGCAAAATCACGATTAACCCCACGATCTGATATGACCTCTTTCGCATGACCTGTTGCGAATGGTTTTTCGTCAGCTGAGTCCCTAAATAGTTCACATACCATAATGACTCTAGTGTCTGACTCCGAGATAATCTTTGTTCGTATTGCTCCATTTTTGTACCTTTCCCAAAATATATTAGAGCGTTCTTGTACTGTGGTGTAGTCATCTAAATTAAATGCCATCAGCTACTCCAAACTCTTTGTCGTAATGGTCGTACAGTTCTTTATAGATGACTGCGTAACCAATGATGTCTTTAACACTATCTTGGTGATTTGCAGTTTCGGCAAGTCTGCTGACTTTAACGAGCAGTTGCATGATACTGACCTGCATTGGCGATATGTAATCTCCATAATAAGCTGACCACAATTCTGAGATTCGCTCGTGATTGCTTTGACTGCTTCCGTAAACCGATCCTCTCGTTGTGAGGATTGTTGCGATCTCATCCAAAAACTCAGTTCTGCTTGTCATAGTCAAACACCTCATCGGTTTTAACTTTGTTCTCGATCATGCGGCGATGCATATTCCAACCATCACGGCGACCTAAGTAGTAATAACGTGCTTCTGCATTTTCTTTATTAACGTGTATGTACCAGCTGATGCCTAATAAACCAAGCATCCCATAACACACTGCGTAAAATACATCTACAGTAATCATATAGCCCTATCTATGCTCACATACTTTGTGGCATGGCAATAGTGTGACACCTGTGTATGACTTTGTGGATGATTTAGACTGTTTTGTTTATAACGATTAGATAACGTTAATATCTTCGAGGTCATCGATATGGTCATCGATAGTGCGCTCGGCGTACTCTGTGTTAAGCCCCATAGTGTTTGCCTAATGCTGTAAATGAGCCATCCTTATTAACTGGCACCAGGGTCGGTGTCAGGGTCTTTCCAATGGCTTCTAGTATAGCAAAGCCCATCTGCCAATTAGCGCTTCCATAGCGGATATAAGAGGCTTTTTTGCGATCCATAAGATTACCTACCTCAACGCCATAAAGGGTCCTAGAATGGCCGTTAATGCCCTCTGAATAGGCACTCATGCCAAGCCTGTGGCTATGCCCCGCCAAAACTGATTTTCCAAATTTCTTGGCTAAATTTAATGAGGTAACGCCCGCATGTTGGCTCATGCTGCCCTCGTCTCCATGACACAAAACCCACCCAGGGTAAAACTCATAAGCTGTTTTATGGTAGGTGATACCCATTTCAGCAAATCCCATAAAGGCTGGGTATTGCAATTCAGGCAGGTTAATTAAGCCAGGTACTTTTAATAAAGTGTTATATAAGCGATCAGTATGATTACTGCGGATAACGTGCATCTCTGGACTGTACTCACCGAGATCCCAGAGTATCTGCTTACACAGCTCACGATCTGCGTGTAAGTCTTCTGAGTAAGCCAAAGGTGTCTGCTCACTCCATTTACTAATACTCTGAAAATCAATTTCATCTCCGACCACCAATACTGAATCAAACTTCTCACGCCTTGCTAACTTAATTACATTCTTTACAGCTGCTTCGTGTTGATAGGGCACCTGCAAATCTGAGATAACGAGGTATCTGAATGGCTTAATCTTCATCCTCTTCAAAGTCATCAAGTGGATTTGTCATAGGATCTTTGGTGTCAATGATCCAGTCTGGATAACTTGACCTATCCATCGCAAACGCTAGAGCTGTGCCTTCATCCATTCCAGATTTACGGCAAGCCATATAAACCTCATTAGCAGCTATAGCCCAGAAGTCCAACTTTGTAAGTACAGGCTCTTTAGTAGTCCTGCGCCTACGTGCAATCTTCTTCTTAGGTTTGCGTTTAGTTGCCATATTAAAATTATGACTTACTAATTAAGATAAAGAGATCATCGACACGCTTTTCTAATCTATCAATAGAGTCACGCAAACTTGTGCCTGAATTGGGTTTCAGTTCAGATAAGTACGATTTAATAACCCAGCGTAGACCCACTAATAAACTTGTTAATATAGCGCAAACGCCAACGCCTAAACCAACCCACTCGTTCAGGCTCATGCTTCATCGGCACCGATGCCATAAGCATTATCGGATTTGTCTAAAGCCCTAATTGCTGGACCTGCGAGCGCTGAGATAACCACAGCTACAATAGGATCTAATCCCAATTCATTACTTGCTAAGAATGTTAAGAATGAAACCAATACGCCACGTGCGTATGATTTAAGTACAGCCTGTTGCTTCTTGCTTATCTTCATATCTTGCCCCCTATTAGTGGTATATCGAACGGCCTATTATCTAGGTCGCCTAACTTTGTAAAACTAATATGTATGTGTCGCTTGTGTGGATTAATGCCTTTGTATTTACGCCAGCGCCAGTTTAATATCTTTGAGCATATTCGCCCGTTAAAGATGACGTATGATATGCGTTTATCTTGTTTGGCTGCGATTCTGATCTGGTCAGCCAGATAAGGTGCGAGGCTGTTGGATGACTCCAGCCTAGAATTAAGATCAAGACCTCTGACCCACCCGAACTGGTCTGGATTATGATCCGATTTTCTGGCGGAGTGACGACTATCGCCCAACCATCCTTCTGGACTTTTAGTGCAGCGATCTGGAAACCACGTATCAACTTGATCTCTTAACTGCACACCAGCTGCACATAACTTTGGTTGCATTACAAACCTAGAGCTTGTAAATCCTCAACAGTTAAACCAAGTGCTGCAAGTTTAGCCTGTGCTGCTGTTTTGGCTTGTGCTTTAGCTGCGGCTTCGGCTTCAATTTGTGCATGATAATCTGCAGTTGCTTGTCTGTCTGCTAGAAATGCTTCTTTTTCAGCACCAGTCAATTCAATTCGCTGGTCATCAATTCCAATAAATATTTTTTCGTTTGACATAATTTCTCCTATTTCTTGTATCCATAAACTGATACTGAACCAGTCATAGTTGTAGGGCAAATGAGAGTGAAACTTGTATAAGAGGTCGTGTTATTTAAACCATAAAAATTGGTCATGGCTTCAATATTTCCTTCTCCAACTAACACCACACTTGCAATACCAGTTGTAACAACTGTTTTAAAAGGATTGCTAATGGTTAATGAAGATTCATTATTGAATGTAGTAGTTACATACCCAATAGTTTCCCAAGAAGTTGTGCCAACATTTCTTAAACCAGCAAGTGTTGTATTGTCGCCTGTTATTCTTTGTCTTCTATAATTTGTAGTTGTATCGGTGCCACCAACCCTTAATCTAAAATCTAATGAACCAGTGCTAGTTGCAAAAGTTGTGGTGTTCACTTTAATAACATAATTGTCATAAGTGGCAGAAAAAACATCATTAACTGATTGACTAGCAACGGCACTAAATGAAGTAGTGCTAATTAAATCCAAACCACCACCACCAGCGGCAGGCGTTGCCCAAGATGGTATACCAGCTGCAACAGTTAATACCTGTCCAGTTGATCCAATACCTAATCTTGCTGGCGTTGATCCGCTTGATGAATAAATTGTGTCGCCAGTAGTTGTCATTGGGTTAGTCATACCTGTCGTATCTAGATTTGCCCAAGCACTGCCTGTGTAATATGTAGTTACGTTTGTATCTTTAAGATATGCAAAATTACCTTCTGATGGTGATGTTACAGCTGCATCTCTAGCAGCGGCACTGGCAAATACCCACACACCTTGCATTAAGTAGCCATCAACATCGGCTGCGGTTAATACCTCGCCTGTAACAAAGTCCTTAAATCCTAATCCAGCGGCCATTATTTCTCCTTAGTAACTAAGCACATTATAGTCTAAAGTGCCGTATATATTGTTATTTAGAATCAGTGCATCGATGACTGGTTCAAGGGTCGTAAAG